TGATTCAGAAGAAGCAAGAGCTTTTAAAGAAGCAATGGAAAATGCTGCATCTCAAATTGACTAAACAATGAAGATGTTAAAAAGTGGGGATTCTGGACCTGATGTTCAGACCCTCCAATCCAAACTCTTATTAAAGCAGGATGCTCAATTTGGACCTGCTACAGAAAAAGCTGTAATCAGATTTCAACTATCTAATAATCTGCCAGTTACAGGAATTGTAGACTCAGATATGTGGACATTGTTGTTTAACAAAGTACCTACAATTCAAGAAGCTATTGATGAAGATTCAGATATATCTGATCAAATATTCAAAACTAATTATAATCAAATAATTCATAAATATTATTTATCTCCAAAAGAATATATTAAGGGACCAATTAAAAATGAATATATATTTTTACATCATACAGCAGGAAATAACAATCCTTTTGCTTGTGTTGATATGTGGAATAAAGATGATAGAGGAGCTATTGGAACTGAATTTGTTTTAGGTGGTAAAAATTGCCACAATGGTGATGCAAAATATGATGGTAGAATGGTTCAAGCTTTTCCAGCAGGAAACCAAGGTTGGCATTTAGGTTTAACTAAATCAGGCTGGATGAATAGACACTCTGTAGGTTTAGAAATTTGTTCAATGGGGCAACTTACTAAAGATTATAAAACCTATGTAGGAACTGTTGCTCATCCAGATGAAGTAACAACATTAAAGGAAGCTTTCAAAGGCTTTTTATACTGGCATGCATATTCAGACAAACAAATTAAAGAAACTGAAAAGTGGATTAAGTATGTTGCTGAAAGAGATAGTGTTGATGTAAGGTTGGGTTTAAAACAATTAATACAAAAGTACGGTGCAACTAAAGCATTTGAATATAATGAAGATGCAGCTAGTGGAAAAATTAAAGGATTATTAACACATACCAATGTAAGAAAGGATAAGTTTGATTGTTATCCTCATCCTGACTTAGTTGATATGATAATGAGTTTAAAATAATGGCTATAGTAAACAAAGTAGATTTAAAATTACAAGTAGATATTAATGAAACCATTAAGTATCAGATACTTACATATTGTTTTTTTGAAAATATTTTAATTAGTAATTCAGATCTTAAATGTTTAATGGAATTATCCAAGCAACCAAAAATTGAATTAACTAAATTTTGTATATTTTTGACTGAACATAAAATATTTAAAAGTCCACAATCAGCTAGAAATGCTTTAGCAAAAGCAGAAAAGAAAAAATTAATAGTTAAGAATGGTGTAAATAAAAAGACTATTTCAATTAACAAAATTATTAATGTTCAAATAGATGGTTTGGTATTGTTAGACTATAAGATATTAGGTCGTGAATCCCAAGAAGCATAAGGACTTTAAAGAGGGTATAGCTGATGAAGTTGGTGTACACCCGCGAGTAGTGGATGATTTTATATCTTTTTATTATAGTAAATTAAGAAAGAAATTATCTGCACTTGAATATCCTAGGATAAATGTAGATGGATTGGGAACCTTTTATTTGAGAAAGACTAAATTAGAAAACTCAATTAAAAAGAATAAAAGCATGCTGGGTAATTTAACTAAAAGAACATACAATGGTTATGCTCAAAGTGAAACTATACAAAGCAATATTGAACAAATGTGTAAAGCATTAGATCAAATGGAAGCTGATATATTAACAAAAAAAGAATTTAAAGCCAAGTAATATGGAAGGAAAATGGAAAAAATATTTAGCAGCATTTAAAAATGTTGACCAAATAGTAGAAGGAATTAAGAATAACATATTTAAAAAAGAACACATTGAAGCTGTAGCTACAGATAGATTTCAAGTATGCATTAAGTGTTCTTTATTTGATGCTTCTGGAGATAATTGTTTAGCTCCTGGTACACAACCATGTTGTTCAGATTGTGGATGCAGTCTAGCCTTTAAGGTGAGATCATTATCAACATCTTGTCCTAAAGGATTTTGGGATTCTTTAATGACTGAAGAATTGGAAGAAAAAATAAATAAACAAATAAAATAATGGCTATAATATTTAAAGAAGATGGACATACTTATGAAAGTATAGAGGAAGATAACATTGAATGGTTAAGTGTTACATCTCTTGTAAGTAAGTTTAAACCTAAGTTTGATAAAGAAGGACAGGCTAAAAAATCTGCAAAGAATAAAAATTCTAAGTGGTATGGTATGACTGCAGAACAAATAATAGAAGCTTGGGATAATGAAACACAAAGAGCTGTTACTCTTGGTAACTTTTATCATAACCAAAGAGAATCTGATATGCTTGATTTTAAAACTATTGAGCGTAATGGAATTGAAGTACCTATTATTAAACCACTTATAAATGATGAGGGTATAAAATTAGCACCAGAACAAAAGTTATCTGATGGTGTATATCCAGAGCATTTAGTTTATTTAAAATCTGTAGGACTTTGTGGCCAAGCAGATGTTGTAGAAGTTGTAGATGGTTATATTAATATCAATGATTACAAAACTAATAAAGAAATTAAAGAAAAAGGATATACTAATTGGGAGGGTATTACAAGTAAAATGTTTAAACCTATTAATCACTTAGATGATTGTAATTTAATGCATTATTCTTTACAACTCAGTATTTATGCGTATATTATTAAAAAGCATAACCCTTCTTTAAAGATTGGTAAACTTACAATTCAACATGTTAAGTTTAAACAGATAGGTGAAGACGCAAACGGATATCCAATAAATGAACACTATAATGGAGAACCCATTTTAGATGAAATCAAAATGTATGAAGTTCCTTATTTAAAGGATGAAGTTAATTCATTAATGATGTGGTTAAAAGATAATAAATAAAACTATGGCAAGTATAACAATTACACAAATACAACTAGAAATAGCAACACTTCCAAATAGTCCTGCACCACTAAATTTATATTGGAATTCATCTAGTGCATCACAAATAAGCATAGATCCTACAAAAATTATTGGAGTAGGTTATGTTTGGGATCCTACAGCAACAGTTTATATACCAGGTATAATACAAATATATTTATCAGGTCCTTTTAATATTTATAGTACAGCTTCTTATGAATCAATAGTTGCTTATATGAATCCTACATTAACTTAATTATGTTAGTAAGACTATTTGACATCCAGAACAGTAAGGTAATTCCATCAGAACATTGCTATGCTTTACCTTTTTTAAATGCCATTATGGAAAATTATCCTGATAGTTATTTAAAAATCTATCAGTATATATTTTATATGAGTTGTCCTAATCCAGATATGAATCCGTTTTTTAATATACCAGAACATGAAAAAGAAGATATCATTATTGAAGAAGTTCAATTAGAAGATTCACCAGAAGATCCTAAAATAAGATATGCATTAGACATGTGTTATAAGTTATATGAAACACCTACATTTAGAGCTTACAAAGGTATTAAATCAATGCTTGATAGATTGGCTAAATACATGGAAGTAACTGCTATTGAACATGGTAGAGATGGTAACATAAACTCTATGGTAAATGCAGCATCTAAATTTGAGCAGATTAGACAATCATATAAAGGGGCCTTTATTGATATGAAACAAGAACAAGAAAGTTCTGTACGTGGTGGTGCAGGATTAGCATATGACCAAATATAATAAACCATTAAAATCAAAAATATGACACAACAAGTAATACCAGTAGGTAAAAAATTATTAATTAAACAAAAAAAAGCTGAAACATTTTTTAAAAACACAAGTATTATTATACCTGATGCAGCTCAAAAATTTGAAAATAAAGGTACTGTAGTAGCTGTGGGTGAGGGTATTACAGAAATCAAAATAGGTGATGAGGTTCAATATAGTGAGCATTGTTTACCAACGTCTATGATGCATGATAATGAAGAACATTTACTGATCCATGAAGGTGATGTATTTGCAAAATTCAAGTATGTATAAATCCATACCTACATATAAAAATAATTCTTGGACAACTACGGAATTTGATACTAGGCAAGATTTTATAGACTATGTTTTAAGTATATTTAATGTTCCTGGGCATTATGAGTTTAATGAACTTTCTTTTAAGTTTAATGAACAAGCTCAAATATTTAATGAACAGGGGTTTTATTGTAATAAACCATTTAGGTCTAAAGATTTTACTGACTATTGGGAAGATCAAAAAATCAAATGTAGAGAGGGAGTTATTTATGATGATGGAGATAAAAGCTGGTATTTAACCAGAGACTACTATATGTGGTTAAACTTCTTACCTATCTTTGATAAGGAAGAAAAGAAGTATGGTTTTGCTAAAGTACGTGATGCTCAGTATCATATGGCTTTGTATGAACAACTTGCAGAACTACATTACAAACATTCAGCTATATTAAAGAAACGTCAGATAGCATCTTCATATTTTCATATGGGTAAAATTATTAATACCTATTGGTTTGAGGAAGGTAGTATCTGTAAGATTGGTGCATCACTTAAAGATTTTATAAATGACAAAGGTTCATGGAAATTTTTAGATGAATATAAAACCTTCTTAAATGAACATACTGCTTGGTATAGACCAAGTAATCCAGAAAAAGTTTTGTTATGGCAACAACAAATTGAAGTTAAAATTGGTAATAGAAAAACAGCAAGAGGATTAAAGTCAAAAATACAAGGAGGTTCATTTGAAAAAAATGCAACTACTGGAGTAGGTGGACCTTGTTCCTATTTCTTTCATGAGGAAGCCGGCATTGCTCCAAAGATGTCTGAAACATATGAGTACTTACGTCCTGCTATGTCTTCAGGTATGATTACTACAGGTATGTTTATTGCTGCTGGTTCAGTGGGAGATTTAGAACAATGTAATCCTTTG